CGGGTCATGGGGCGATCCCCCGACCTGGATAGTAAACTTGCCGACGCTCAGCAGCAGCTCGCCTTGATCGAGCAGATATCCGCCGACGTCGCCGACAACGAACTTCAGCCCGACGCCGCCGAGGTCGAGCAGATGCGATTGGTGATCGCCGACCTTGCCGCGCAGCAGGACATCGTCCTGCGCGAAGGCCTGATGTTCACATGGCCGAAGAGCACCGCGATCATCCCCGACAAGAATTGCACGGCGCTGAGGAGCTTCCTCGGCTGCGGCTGGGCCGCCGAGGAGTATTGCCTGAGCGAGGACGAGATCGAGCAGACTTACGGAGTGGACGTCGGCAGCGCCGCCACCCAGTACCGGACGATCGACGGCTCGACCGATTTCGGGCAGGTCGAGGAGCTGATGGGGCGGCCGTCGGGCGACGCCAGCAACCCGTCGAAAATGCTGGTCTGGGAGATTTATGACAAGACCGACGGCTTGGTTTACGTCGTCTGCGACGGCTACCCGGATTTCCTGCGCGAGCCGGCCTCGCCGGAATATTACACCGATGCGTTCTGGCCGTGGTTCCTGGTGGCGTTCAACGAAACCGAGGGGAAAGTCTTTCCGCCGTCGGACGTCATGCTGATCCGCTCGATGCAGTTGGAGTTGAACCGCTCGCGCCAGGGCCTGCGCGAACACCGCTTCGCCAACCGCCCGAAGACGGCCTACGCCGAGGGCATCCTCTCCGAGGAAGACATCGAGGTTCTCCGCAATCCGCCGGTCAACGCGCTCATCGCGGTGGCTGGACTTCAGCCGGGGACCGATATCAATTCCGTCTTGCAGGCGATCAAGGGAGTGCCGGTTGACCCGAACATCTACGCCACCCAGGAAGTCTTCCAAGATTTCCTTCGCGTCGTCGGCGACCAGTCGGCTGACCTTGGACCGACAGCAGGCGCAACAGCTACTGAAAGCAATATCGCAGCTCAAGCCAAGGCAACGGCGACTGGCTCCGAAATCGATGACATCGACGACACTCTTTCAGCGATGGCTCAGGCGGCGGGCCAAATCCTCCTCTTGAACGTCTCCGAGGAAACTGTGAAGGAGATCGTCGGACCCGGAGCGATCTGGCCGACGCTGACCAGGGGCGACGTCGCCCGCAACCTCGTCCTCGACATCGAGGCGGGTTCCTCGGGCCGCCCCGATCAGGCCAGGGAACTCCAAAACTTCGAACGCTTGGCTCCGATCATGATGCAGATACCCGGGATCACCCCGGCTTTCATGGCCAAGCAGGCGATCTCCCGGATGGACGATAGTATCAATCTTGACGACGCGGTCACCGCCGGGATGCCAAGCATACTCGCCCAGAATGGGATGCAGCCGGGCGCGTCGGCGGACCCCGCCGGGGGTCCGGACCCGAACGCGCAAGGCCCGTTGGGCGGCGCAAACAAACCCTCCCCACCCAGCCCGCGATCGTCGGCTCCCACCCCGATGAACGCGGCTCCTCCGGGTCCGCCTTCCGCTCCGAATTAGTTTGGAGTAAGAGTTCGTTCCGTGGCCGAAGAAAACTTACCCGCTCCCAGCACACCTTCTTCGGACACGCCGGCGTCGGTCCCGACCCCCTCGGCCGACGCCGTGTCCCCCGTCGGGACCAGTCAAACGACGGAAACTCCGGGGGCAGAACCGGGAAAGAAGCCGAGCCTACTCGACGCCGTCCTCAAGGTTGTCCCAGCCGACACCGAGGGCGACGTCCTGGCTGCGAAGCCGACCGACGTTCCCACGTCACCCGCCGTCGATGAAGGAGATCAGGCCGACCAGGGGCCAGAAGGCGCAGAACTGACCGAAGCTGACGCGGCCAACATGGGGCCGTCGGCGGCGAAGAAATTCAAAGTGCTTCTTCGCCAGCGGGGAGAGCTACGCGAGCACATCGCGCAGCTTGAGCCGGTAGCCGAGATCGGTGGGCAGCTCGCCAATTTCGCACGCGAGAACGACTTGTCCTCGGACGACATCGTCAAGGCCGTGAGCCTTGCCGCCGCCGTCAGGGTCGGGGACTGGCAGAGTTTCTACCAGCAAGTCGGGCCTTTCGTGCGGAGGGCGCAGGAGTATCTCGGGCTGGTCTTGCCCGATGATCTCGGGCAGCGGGTCCAGCAGGGCCACATGACCGAGGCAGCCGCGCGCGAATATGCGCGGACGCGCTTCGACGCCGCCCGGGCCGCCGCCATAGCCGAGCAGCGCGGGACTGAAATCCAGTCCTCGCGCGTGCAGGCCGTTCAGCAAGACGTCCAGCGTTCTGTCGCCAACTACGAGGCCCAACTGGCTGCGCGTGATCCCGATTATCGGGCAAAGGCCGACGCCATCCGCCGGACGACGCAGGCGATCCTGCATGAGCGTGGCGGGCAGATCGGTTCGGCGCAGGAGGCCCTGGAGATCGTCCAGGCCGCCCATGCCGAAGTGACTGCCCAGTACCGCCGCCTCATGCCCGGACCCCGTCCTACGAACCCCGTGCCGAATGGCAATTCGCAGCAACCATCGGCTCGCGCGGACCCGAAGACCATGATGGAAGCGGCCCTGCTGGGGCTGGAACGGTCGAGGACGTCGCGTGCCTGAATAGGCACCCCCAATGGCTTTCACAGCCGGAGAAATCACCAATATCGCCAATGCCGCCTTGGACTTTTACTTTTCCAAGGGGGACGTTTTCCGCCAGACCCTCCAGAAGCGCCCCTTCTGGGACAAGCTCTCGGGCAAGCGTAAGAGCTTCCCCGGCGGCAAAGGCTCGATCTCGCTCGCCGTCTCGGGCAAGTTCGGCGACGGGTCCGGCAACGACGTCGTCAAGGGCTACACCCACAACGACACCGTCAATTTTTACACCCCCGCCAACCTCCTGCGGGCAGCGTACCCTTGGCGTGAACATCACCTTGGCTTGATGCTCACCCATACCGAGCTGAAGATCGACGGCATCAGCGTCGTCGATACCAACGGCGCGGAGACTACCAACCACTCCGGCCGCGACATGACGGTGCTGGTCGGCCTGCTCGAAGACAAGCTCTTCGACCTCGGCGAGAGCTACGCCCGCAGCATGAACTTGCTCTCTTATGGAGACGGCGTCGCCGATCCCAAGGCGATGGCCGGCGTCAAACTTCTTGTTGCTGATAACCCGGCCGTCGGCATCGTCGGCGGCATCAACCGCGCCACGGCGGGCAACGAGTGGTGGAGAAACTTGGCGAAAACCGCGGCGTCCGGCGGTGCGGTCACTTCCGCGCCGACCAACGGCGGCGTCCTGCTCCAGGAACTCCAGAAGCAGCGCCGTCAGCTCGTACGTTATGGTGGCGCGCCCACCGACGCCTTCTGCGGCAGCGACTTCATTGGCGCGATGGAAACCGAGCTGCGCGCCAACGGCCTCTATACCCAGACCGGTTTCAAAGGCACTCAGGACGGCGCGATGGGTGGCGTGGCGTTCGCCGGCACCGACTTCGTCTATGACCCGACGATGGACGACCTCGGCCTCAACAAGCGTTGCTACTGGCTCGACCTCAACAACATCTTCATCGAGGCGATGACCGGAGAGTGGATGCACAATCACTCGCCGGCGAGGCCGCCGAACCAGTTCCTGCTCTATCGCTCGATCACGACCACTTGCCAGATGGTCGCCAAGCAGCTCAATTCGAGCTTGGTGATCGACATCGCATAGGAGAAACCATGCACTTCTGCACCGCCGATATCGCCCTCGCCAGCGACGAGCAGCAAGTCGTCTCGCGGGGTCCGCGCGACCCGATCTCCTGGCCGGAGATCGACGTCCTGCGGACCCTGCACGGCGATGCGGCGGTGCGGAACGTGAAGCCCTTCGTCTGGGTCGACCAAACTGCCCAGGCCGAGCAGCAGCGCCTCTTGATGATCTACGGCAACGTGGTCACCGAGAAAGTCTTCATGGGCCGCCGCCCGCAGATGGAGATGGACGCCGCCGAGATGGATGTTCTCGAGCCGGGGACCGTGTGGGTCAATCCGATCACTCGCGAAGTCGCCCCGGTGCCGGACCCCGAAGAAGAAGTCGAGGAGGTCGAGGAGGAAGTTGACACCCCCAACGCCAAGCTCTCCCGGCTGGCCAAGAAGCGGCCCCGCGACGACAAGGGCCGGCTGCTGCCGGCTGTTTCCGACGAGCCAACCCCGGAACTCTGATGCAGACCGACACCCTCGTTAACTGCGTCTATGCCCTGCGGGCGGAAGCCGGGCATTCTTTGTCGTCGGCGCAGGGCCAGAACGTCGTCGACACGCTCAAATATCTTTTGAAACGCTCCCAGCAGGAGCTGTGGACGGCCTACCAGTGGCCCACTCTTATGACGTCGGGCGACACCCAGATGGCCGCCGGGCAGTTCCTCTACGCCTATCCCGCCAACTTCGATTTCGAGATGATCCGGGAGAGCTACACGGCTCCGGCCAACTCGACCCAGTGGCGTGATCTGATCTATGGCTTCGACGAAACCTACATCATGCCGGGCGGCGCAAATTCCCAATCCGGGGACGGACCCCAGTTTTGGCGGCCCGAGCTGAACCAGTTCCGCGTCTGGCCTACGCCCGTCTCGGCCAACAACTGGACCCGCTTCCGGGGCATGAAGCCGCTCGCTCCCTTTATTGCCGACGCCGACGTCTCGACCCTCGACGCGATGGCGCTGGTTCTGTTCACGGCGGCGGAAATCCTCGCCAGGGCCAAGGCCGACGACGCTGCCAACAAACTCAAGAAAGCCCAGAACCACCTGCTTTCCGTTCTCGGCAACACAGTCTCCGCCAAACGGCGGGTTTCGACCCTCGCCTCGACGTCGCGGTTCCGGCAGGCGGTCCCCGGCATCGACTATGTGCCGATGAGTGGTTGATCGGTGGCCTACATTGCCATCGACAACTTTGCTGCCGGCCTCGACACCCGCAAGTCGGCGCTGACATCTGCGGCTGGCACCCTCCAAAGACTGACCAACGCCACCATCACGCCCGGCGGCGAGATCGCCAAGCGACGGGCCTTCGTCAAGATCGCCACCCTCACCGGGACTTTCGGCTTGGCGGCGACCGAGAGCGTCCTCTATGCCTTCACCCGCAACACCGGACCCGGCACGCCGCCGGCGATCACCGTCCCCGGCGTCACTCTTGTCTATCAGAAAATCCCCAACGCCTCGGCGACCCTGCGGCAGACCGATTTCGATACTTATAACGGCAAAATCTACCTCGCCACCTACGACCCGTCCGGCGCGGCCAACGCCCAGCAGTTCCACTACTACGACGGCAACGCCGTGCTGGAAGCCAGCGGCGCGAATGCGCGCGGCCTCTACGTCCGCACCTACCGGACGAAGGTCTACGCCGTGAACGGCGTCAATCTCAACTTCTCAGCGACCGGCGACGCCACCAAGTGGATCGACCCCTCGGTGCCGCCGGCCTACAACGGCGCGGGCTTCATCAACCTCGCCAACAACGACAGCGGCGGCGAAGTCCTCACCTCGCTCGAAGTCTACTACGACAAGCTCAGCGTCTTCTCGTCGGTGGCGACGCAGCTCTGGTCGGTCGACCCCGATCCCAAGCAAGACAACCTCGACCAAATCCTCCGGTCATCGGGGACGATCGCGCCGAACTCGGCTCTCCAGTACGGGTCCGGCGACGTCCTTTATCTCGCCAAGAGCGGTATCCGCTCGGTGCGGGCGCGGGACAGCTCCAACGCCGCCGCCGTGTCGGACATCGGCTCGCCGATCGATGGCCTCATCCAGGCGATCTACTCCGCCAACCCGCAGAGCTATTTCACCTCGGCGATAGCCCTCCTGGAGCCGATCGTCGGTCGTTTCTGGATGATCTTCCCGAATGAGATTTACGTCCTCAGCGCCTTCCCCGG